TATTGATTCTTCCTTGAAGGGCTTGTCTTTCTGCAGCAGCACCCATAAACTTAGATCCAGCTAAAACGGTAGGAACAGCAACTGCAGCCGGTCCCAATAACGCTGGATCGATACCGTTATCTGGATTATCTGGATCGAATATATTTGGTAAAGAAGGTAAAGAATTCTTTATAGTATCTACGATTATTTTGCCAGCTCTAGCAAAAATCGCATTAATATCGTTTCTAAACTCTTGACTGCTGAAATACAAAAGTCCCAGTAAAGCGCCGCCTCCCAGGAGTTTAGCAAGTAGACCTGAGTTTTCTTTCACTACGGATACTACTTTGCCCATACCAGCCATTCGATTTCTGCGCTCTTCGGCCGCTTTTTCCCTGCGGTCTTCTAATTTATCGAGCTGATCGTCAGGACCTTTTCCACCAAAATTTACAAGATCGGCAATACGGCCTACTAAAGACTCAATGGCCTCTACGGTTCGTTCCTGCTTCTCACCCTGATCTACGAGGGTCTGGTTGATATCTGCTAATGTTGTCATCGTGCGTTCTTAGCCTTTTGTTTCTCTGCTTCTTCTTGAAGGTGCGTAACCAACATTGAGATATAAATTTCCCTCTCCCAAGGTAACATATTTTCGATTTCAGTCAGCGAGTACTTAAAGTGGTGCATCAGCTGGAAGTTGGTGTTGTATAGGTTCACCAACGATTCATGAGAGAGGCTTATCAAAAAAAATCAGAGGTTCCTTGTAAAGTAATTGAGTTTTTAGTTTCACATGATGTACAATCAAAGTCAATTTTATGCTTGAGTTGTGGGATACTGTCAACATATTCACGTACTTTATTATACTGTTCCGAAGTTAAAGAGTCGATAAAGTTGTCAATCTCCTCTTGTGATTCATCAGCAAAGACGATACGATCTTCTCCGACTGCCACCGCATCGATACATACTTGAATTGATTCTAAGTTACGTTCAGTCATTGACTTCTCTTGATTGAAGAAATCCGAGTTGATCACTTGATCAATACTGGGGAACTTCATTTCAAGATAGATATCAGATGAGATTTGAATCGTGGTTTTTTTGCGAGGTACTGTGATTTTAATATTCTCTACGTTAACAGATACGTCGTTCAGTTCTTCACAAGACTTACACTTGATGCGAATGTCCGACGTCTCACCTACAGACTTTGCTCTGACCTGTAAAAACAGGTATTCGATATCAAACACAGGTAAACTGCGAATCTTAATGTTGTCATCGATACAGGCCTCCAGCGTGTCTACGATGGAGTTCAGAATAATCTTCTCATCTTGAGATTCCATTGCAATCAAAAGAATCTTTTCTTCTTTCATAAGGAATGGGCGAAAGCTGACTTGCTTGTTCAGCGAAGGCACTTTAGTCGTGTATTTGATCGACTCATTGATTCTTGGTAAAGCCATTATGTATCTCCAATATTATAATATGTCAAAGTCAGTGTATTGAATTTCTACACTTAGTCTAGCGATAGTATTTGCCTGATCGTTTCCGAGATCAACGCCGTTCACCGTCTTAGGGAAAGCATCTAAAAGCTTTACCTGATGAATGACAGTTTCAGTTTTTTTATCTAACTGCTGAATAGTGACATCTTCAACATACGAACTTTTATAGGATACTTCGTATGTATCGGTACCGATGATCTTTTGCTGCCAGCCGTCAAAGAACTTTCTGGCGCTATAGGCAGCATCCAGATAGAAAATTAATGTAACAGGGTCAACCACAAAGGCATATGGTAGTTCCTGTGTTACCATACCGATAGTTCTAGGATTGGTTGTAATCTGACGTCCAGGTAAGTTAACTGCATCGCATAGTATATCTCCTGCACTAAATCCAGGAATAATTACTTTATACCTATTAGGAAACGCAGGACCTCCTGCAAATGCTCCCTTGATCGTTTCTATACTAGCCATTAAGCTCTCATCTTTTTCCTAGAGTCACTATAAACACTTCTCGCCGATGACTTTTCCCAGTCGGCAGTCGGTAAGAAAGTCGCAATTTCCCATTCAGGTGCATCAACGCGAGCGAGTCTAGATCTAACATGTCCAGTTAAATATCTTTTAAAACACGGTTTAAAAGCTTTTAACTTAGACGCTCTATTTAACATATCATAAGACAATCTGAATCGAGTAGTTTCATCATATTTTTTATTATTTATATTGTCCAGCAAGGAATCTAGCAATCTAGCGCGTAAGTCTAATGGCAGATAATGTAAATTAAGACCATAGAATCCTTTTGGCGCAGGTCCTACCATGATAGTCAGCGGAAACCTATCGTAATAAGGTAATGTGTCTTTTGTCTTAGGATCGTAGAAGTACATAAACATACTGCCGACTCTAGGACGATTGCTAAGTGTTAATGCGTTATCCTTAAGCAGAGAAGATCTGCTAGGGCGAAGTTGTTGTGCTTTCTGTCGAAACCATTTCATAGATTCTTGTGATCGTGGCGTTATACCAGCACGAAATGCTTCTAGTTCTAACTTATCGAATAAGCTTGCCATTTATACCTTCATTCCCATTTGTCTTAGTGTATCTTCTGTCCAGATTTGAAATTCCCAGCCACGGTCTAGACAGTATTCCTGAGCTGCTTTCCACTTGCACTGATTACGAACATATTCTAATGACTCACTAATGAACCTTTTTGTTCTTTTTTTACCAGCTGGCGGTTTAGTCTGCTTTTTTGGTTTGATCTCAATTAAGATAGTTCTATTGTCCGATGTTTTGATTTTTAAATCTACAAAGTATCTATGATATTTATTGTCAACTGCACTAACATACGGGATGACAGTTTCCTCAGAGCACCATGATTTGATCTGATTCTGATTCTCACACCACATAAATGCAAACTTTTCCCAATATGATCGATAAATAACCTGAGTATGATCGCCTGAATACTTCTCTGGTTTCTTTACCTTGTATCTGCCCTTGTAAGTTTTCATGTAAAGCCATATAAATAATTTAAACCAATATGTATTTATTTAGGAATAAACATGGTATCTTTTCCAGCAGACCTGGGTGGCGGCAGAGAAAAATATAAAGGCACTGTAAGCTTTAGGGCCAGTAGTACTAGTTCAACTACTAGACAAACTTCAGGTAATCCTAACTTGAGTTTTGGACAAGCTAATACAACTACATCAATTACTACACCTTCAGCAGACTCTCGTGGAAACTCCGGAGTAACTTTATATCTTCCTCAAGCAATTAATATTGCTGATCAAATTGGCTATGAAAATATCGATTTAGGAATGATTGGACTTGCAGCAGGAAGCGCTGCTAGATCTACCATGGCTCAAAAAGGATCTAGTACTGGAACCGCAATTAAAAATATTATTAATGATGTAACCTCTAGTATTTCAGATAACTATAGGTCTGTTAGAAATGCAGGTGCAGCTGGAGCTGCAGCTCTTCTAGCAGATGCTTTTGCTCCGGATAACATCAGAGCCGGTGTAACTGGTGCTACAGGTTTTACTGCTAACCCACATAAAAGATCGATCTTTCGTGATGTTGGATTAAGATCTTTTAACTTTAGTTTTACTATGATGCCTGCGAGTCAGGCTGATGCACAAAGCTCTGAAGACATTGTAAAGTTTTTTAGAGAACACCTGTATCCTGAAAGACTAGGTGACTTGCTCTATAAGTTTCCAGATAAGTTTACTATAGAATTTAAGTATAACGGAAAAGAAGTAGCTAGTAAAATTTTGCCCTGCTATCTTACATCAGTAAATACAATCTACAACTCTCAAAGTACTTCATTCCATGACGATGGTAAGTTCACATCTATTCAGATTGACTTACAGTTTCAGGAAGAAGCAACTCTTGATAAGAAACTGGTTGAGGACGGTTATTAATGTCATATTTTCGAAACTTTCCAGTATTACAGTACGTCTTTGGTAACGAAAACTATAGTGTAACTTTTAATAAGATTGGAGCATATATTGATCTAGTTGATCAGTTAAAAGACGATGCTGCCTTCTACACCTACTATAATGTTCGTGAGGGAGATAGACCAGATCAGGTAGCAAACAAGCTATATGGTAATCCAGAATATCACTGGACGTTTTCTCTTTTAAATGATGATCTTAGAAGAGACGGCTGGCCATTAACTGAAAAGGTTGTTAAAGAAAAAGCCGAACACGATTATCCAGAAGAAACTGTAACAACTCGTGCAGAAATTAATAAGCGCTTTCTTATTAACAGCGTAGTTGAAGGCGCTACTTCTGGTGCAAAGGGAAAAATTGTTGATAAAAGATTTGATTTCGGTCAATTAGTACTAGATAGATGTTGGGCGACTGGTCCGTATTTTGCATTTGGCACTAGTGCACCTCCAACAACTGGAATTAGAACTCAGGGATATTATTATCCTCTATATATGAGAGAAGAGTACGCTAACGCTGCTAGTACTGATGGAAAATCTCATGTTCATATTTTTGATGAATTTCCAGGTGAAGTTTTGTTTATGCCAAATAAATTTGCAGCAAATGCAGACACATTTGGAGTTACTAGACACGTCAGAACACTAGCAGAAATCGAGACTGACTTTGGAACCTTTGATAATTTTGCTGAAGAGTACTTTGATCTCTTGACTACTACAAGACCATTTATTGCTGAAGAAAATATTATTACGACAGAAAATGGATTAGAACAGCAGGTTAAGATCGACGCTTGGACTAAGCAATATAACGCAACTCATCACTATGAAAATGCTGATAAAAAATACGTCGACGTTTTGCCATATGCTCCATATACACAAAGATTAGAAAGCGTTCTAACATTTAGCAGCGCAGGAAGTGGAGACTACTTAATTAGCCAGAATATTATATCTGGTCCTACTAATGTTGAAGATATTTTTGACTTGAGTAGTGTTACAGCCGGTACTTTTTTATCAAACCTGCTAGGAGAGTTAGGAGGTCCTCTAGCGACCTTTGTTACAGATCTGGGAGAAGCATTGGCCGCAGGTCCAGTATCATATACTGGAATCTTGGTCTTATATAAAGATATTTGGAAAGCACTAGGGTTGAGTGATTCTTTATATAATACTATTGTTGCTTATGTAACGACTAAAATTTCTGCATCTGTTGCAAATCTTTCCACTCATGCTTTTTATCTTATTGATGGTACGGGGCAAGTCGTATTAGGTCCAGGTGTAGGATACTGCCTAGAAGATAAAACTCTAGATGAAGGTCGATATCTTTCTTATTATTCTTTACCTGACGGCACTGCGCAATTATTAGGTACTTTTAATAAAAGTGAAAGATCAGCCGCTTTTCAGATTGTCGTAGATGAGTTCGAAAGTTATATTAGTACAAACTACGAAACAGTCAATAAGCCGGCGCTACTAACTCCTGTTACATATCTTGAAAGAGTAAGAGCCCAAAACGATACTTCAAAACAAATTAAAGTACTCAAGCCGACTGTAGTTGAACAAGTTGTTGATCAGTTTAACGAGATCTTAAAGCAAGATCAACAGTTTGACGATAATACTACGGTATTAACATCTACCACAGGGCAAACCAATTTGACAGGAAGTCAGACTTCTGAATCTTCGTCATCTTCCACTGCAACTAATACTGTATCAGGATCATCCTCTTCTAGTAGTGGTAGTTCTGGGGGAAGCTCTTATTAATGGTAGCTACGGTTGAACAGACTTTTAAGACAAAAATATTAGTAGAGTTAATCTCTCCTAGGCAAGGCACTAAAAACGTTGAGTTAATTGCCCAGGAGATTAACTTCTATGAGTCTATTGAAACTCCATATGTTACTGGTAATATTGTAATCACAGACTCGTCTAACCTTTCAAATGCTGCTGCAATGATTGGTCAAGAAGATATTAAAATCACTGTTAAAAGACAGACTGATAAAGGCTCAGGCGAGACCATTATTCAAAAAGAATTGTCAGTCATATCTATTCAAAAAACTAATAAGTTGAATGATAGTACCTCTGTTTATATTTTGAACTTCATTGATAAGTTTGCTGCTAGAGATAAAATTATTCGCTGGTCTAAAAAGTATGAGAGCAAGCCTGATGCCATGATCTCTACTATTTTAAATGAAAAGCTTGGAGTTAGAACTACAGCAAGAAGTAGCGCTATTCAAAATAATATGAGAGTACTTGTTCCATTTACATACTCTCCTATGAATATAGCCGAGTGGTTAACTGCCAGATGTACTACAGGACAAGGTGCTCCGTTCTACATATTCTCGCACTTAAAAAAGAATAATGAAGTAGAACTTGTAGATCTACAGACTCTTTTAACTCAGGGAGCCTTGAATTCAGGTAATCCTTTTAAGTATAGTTCAGCAATGGGAGCTGGAAAAGAACTTCAAGCGCAGCAGCCATTTAGAATCTTGACATATGAAACAAATGTCGAAAGTACTATCAAAGCGATTAATGGCGCATCCTATGGTGCGCAATATCATTGGTTAGATCTCTACAAGGATGGAGCAAAGGAAGATAGGTATAAGATCACTGATGTATTAAGTACGCTTAACATGAGTAGTCAACCTGCAGCTCCATATAACTATGATCCTGGCTATTCTCTTGCTCCTCCATATCACGAAGGTGTTAGTACATATACCTCGCAGATTGTAACTAGAAAGATTTTTGACGATGGAACATTCTCATATAACGAAGAAGCTAACTTTGAACCTCATATGAGAAAGGCTGAAAGTAAAGGACTGTTTAACTTTGCTCCAAAAGAATCAATTATTGCTCAAGTTCCAGCAGAGTTTTTTGATAATCAAAATGAGATTGTAGGTAGAGTCATTAACTTAGAATTTCCAAAAAACATTTTTGTTGAAAAAGAAGCTGCCAGTTCTCAAAAAATGAAGGATAAGAAAAAGTCTGGCAATTGGCTAGTCTACTCTACACGCCATATCATCAGTAATAGAAACTATACGATCGCTATGACCTGCTTAAAGACTGGTACAGATGCCTCTATCGGACAGGAGCAGTTGAACGCACCATGATGAAAGCTATTCAAAATCAGTTTTATGGCGATAACCCTAGATGGTTTATCGGTGTTGTAGAAGATAATAAAAATGATCCTGAGCAGCTTGGTCGTGTCAGGGTACGTATTTTTGGTATTCACAGCCCGTACCTTAATGATATTGCTAAAGAAGATCTTCCATGGGCAAATGTTTTAATTCCCCCTACAGGTGGAGGAATCTCTGGCTTAGGTAACAGCCCTACTGGTCTTCAACAAGGCGCATTTGTCTTTGGTGTCTTTATGGATGGTGAACATTCTCAGATGCCATTTGTATTAGGAACATTTAGTAAGTTTGAGACTGATACTGGAGAAAATATTATTCCATACAAGATTGATATTCAATATGGTGGTGCAGCTGGAGGAGCAACTTCAGGGGAATCAGAATCAGATCCTGAAAGATCAACCATCCAAGGTGACTATAATAAAGAAGCTTCCAGGCTTACCTATGAGCAGCTAGCTACACTGCAGCTGGCAGCAACTGAATCTTCAACTGGTTTTGGACTTTACAATCTTTCTGATATTAGAGCTAAAGGTTATTATAATTTTTGTTCAAGTAATAACTATAATGTGGATGATCCTAGAGCTCAGTTTCTTTATATTTTCGAAGAATACAAAAAAGATGATGACCTAAACTATAGTAGTTTTAAATCTTCTGATACTATTAGAGAATCCATTGTTTCTTTCTATAAAGATTATTTAGAAAAAGACTTAAATGAAGAAGAATTACTCACTAGAGAAATTGCAGCATACGAATTAATGGATAGGTTTAACGAATTATGACGACTATTGCTTCTATTAATAATAAACTGCAGAATTTATTATCACAATATACTTCACTTATTGGAGGCGTTTATACCAGATCTTTAGCTGCAACAACTCAGTTGAAACAATTGACTAGATCTAAAAAAGATCTCAAAATCGGCGACGTTGTTCAAGGAATCGAGGTTATTAGTTTTATAGATGAAAATGAAAACCAAGAAAAAGTAGCTTTAGGAAGAGTTACTACAGCTGTTCCAGTTTTTGGAAGTCTACTAAAAACAAATTATGGATCTACGCTTTTGGCTAGTAGTGGTGACTTTTTATATGATATTACTGTACCTATGACTACTCAAGATGTGTTTAATCTTTTTAATTCAACATTAAGAAGCTATTTTTCAGTAGTCCTTACATCTGAACAAATTACATTAGCGGCTATTAGTGTGTCTGAAGGAATGGCCGATTTTAATGCCACACCTGGATATAGTACAGTACCATTAATTAATCAAGCCGGCGATGCTTTACTCGATGCTTCTAATTCTTTACTCGCCAGGTTACCAGGAAAGAAAAAATATATTTTAGATGATATAACAGAAACTAAAGATCTTGCTAATAACATATCATTAAGTAGTCTTACTGAAATGGCTCCTAGAAATCCAGTTCCTATTATTGACTATTCTAATCCTGCGCCAAGATTATCTTTAAGAACTTTAGAGGATATTGAAGCTTATCTTCTTACTTCGGTTAGAGATATTAATCAAGTTATTGTAGGACATACTAATACGTATGCCGATCAATTTGTTTCATACGATTCTTTATATTATAGAGATGTTACTATTTCTAGACTAGACGACGTATCATGTCATTTTATTATTACAAAAGAAGGACAAGTCATCACGGCCAGAAATATTAATACAGCTGCTCCTTTTGCTGATGCTAAACACAATGATTTTTCTATTGCAATAATGTTAGAGGGTGGACTTCTTGGCACTACTGGATCTGGTAACGTAAAATATTCTAAAAAAAGTTTTACTAAAGCTCAGTTTAGAGCGTTTAAAATATTCCTTAAAGCTTTCTATACCATCTATCCAGGTGGTCAGGTGTGGGGTAAGAACGATTTAGATCAAAACACAAGTGAACCCGAATTTAGTGTTACTAAATATATCGATAGTGTATTTGATAAACAGAATACACAGTCTATTGCACAGGTTAGAGACGCGGGCTCCCTGTCAACAGACGATTTGATTTTTAGCCAGAAGAGGTAACGATGGCAAATCCAGGACACCCATATAGAGGTATAAGAAACGATAACCCAGGAAATATTAAAAATATTCCCGGAGGTTGGAAAGGCCAGACCGGAATCGATGCTGGTGGTCACGCTATATTTTCTAATCCGGTATATGGCGCTAGAGCCATGTCCAGTCAGCTTAAAAGAAATGTTGATGTCTATAGAACTAGCAACCTAACTCAGCTAATTGGAGGTAACTCTCGATATCCAGGATGGGCGCCGACAAGTGACGGTAATAACGTACAGAATTATGTTAATTATATAACCGCTCACATGAATGAAAAGGGATATAATATTACCGGAGAAAGTGATATTACATCTTTGATGCAGGATTCACAGTTTAGATCTGATCTTATGAAGGCCATGACTGAACTTGAAGGTGATACCTATGAATATTTTACTAATGAAATTTTAAAGGCTGGTGATGAGGCTGTAGGCAAAAAT